TCGAGGCAGTCGCAGCCTCAGAGCCGGAAGACGGCAGCGACCCGCAGCGGGAGTCGGAAACCACCGCAGTCGACGCCAGCCGAAACCCTTCATCTCCAGGCGGGTGAGTCGACGGTCTGCCCCACCAAACGGGGCCAATACACAAGGACGTAGATCAATGAAAAAGCCAGCCATCATGACATTCGGACGCATCGCTAAGGCGTACCTCGCCGAGCGGATCGTCTCCAAGCATTACGCCGAGAACGTCGAGCGGATCTCCATGCGTTGCTGCGAGGTCAGCGTCAAGCGGGTCAACGAATACCTGCGGACGATCTCTGCCGAGAAGGCCAGCACCACCGTCAGGGCAGAGCGGACGATCCTGCTCACGCTCTACCGCTATGCGTTCGAGACCGGGATGATCGACGAAGCCCCGCGCGGCGTGATGAAGATCAAGGCCCGCAAGAGCCCGACGAAGGCGTGGACGGTCGAACAACTTCGCGGGCTGATCGCAGCGACGAAAGCCCACGACGGCAAGCGGCTCCGATCCGGTGCCGACCTCGGCAAGTTCCTCCGGTGCTGGGTGCTGCTCGCCTACGAGTGCGGGGCTCGATTCGGCGACGTGATGTCGTTCACCCGCGAGCACCTGGACGGCGACACGCTGTCTTGGACGCAGAGCAAGACCGGCGATCCGTTGGTCCGACCGCTGACGCCAGCCTGCCTGACCGCCATCGACGAAATGCTCGCCGTGTCGCCAGACGGCCGGATCCTCGGCTGGGTCTGCAAACGACGGATGGCAATGCGGCACATGCGGATCCTGCTCGACAGCGTCGGCATGGGCGGGAGCTCGAAGTGGCTGCGTCGCAGCGGGGCGACCCATTGCGAGATGGAAAAGCCGGGCGCGGGGCGGCTCCACCTGGGCCACCGATCGCCCGCGCTCTTTGAGCAGGCTTATTGCGACTGGTCACAACTTCGGCAGCGGACGCCGAAGACGCCGGCACTGGTCTAACACGGAGGGCTCACGGATGAGCAACGACTTCTACGTTCCGCCATGCGATTACGGCCCGCTGTTCACCCAGCGAGCCCCAGCCGCACGCGGCTCGATCACATCGGCCCAGGCTGCCGACTCGCTCGGGCCGGCGACGCTAAACGCCATGCAGCGGCGCGTGCTCGAACTACTCCAGGCGACGCCCGAAGGGCTCACCGACGAGGAGATGCAGCGCCGGCTCGGGATGAATCCGTCAACGCAGAGGCCACGGCGGATCGAGCTTGCACGGCGCGGGCTGATCGTCACGGGTGGGACCAGGAAGACCGCGAGCGGACGGAATGCGGATGTGTGGAGGGTTGCGTGAAGCGAAGCAAAAAGCGCCGCGCAGAACTTCTTATCCAGAAGCTAGCCCAACTGCTGAATATTCCAGTCGAAGTCACAGCAACGGAGCGAGGAAGGAGGCTTGAGCGTCACTGTGCAAAAAAATGCAGAGACCTTGGCTTTCAAGTTATCGACTGTTCATCAAAAGGAAAGCCATACGACTTGATCGTCAATGGCTTCCGCGTGCAGTGCAAAAACAGAAGCAAGCACGGCCACAACGACAACGGCGTGAATCTGTTCAAGAACAGCCAGAAGCGCTACCACGCAGTCGATGTCGATTTTTTCGTCATTCGTTTTTCCCGGAAATGCTTCGTGATACCAACGGCTGCCATTTCGGACGACTCAGGGCTTGTTGTCGGGTGGGTAAGGCTCACAAACAAGAAGCATTTCATTGACGCCTGGCATCAGTTGGCTGGCGATGCTGTTTGCGTCGAGACGCAGATGAGTCTTTTCGCTAGGAGTTGTTGATCATGGCCGCTGAATGGTTCCCCGTAGACGTATCGCTCGATACCAAGCCCGAGGTTCAGGAGCTCGTTGACCTGACCGGCGAGCCGGTCGAGGTGATCGTCTTCCGGCTGCTTAAGCTCTGGGGCTGGGTGCAACTGAACACCGCTGACGGTCGATTCCGGTCGACGCCAGCCAGGCTCGGGCGCATCTGCGGCGGCGAAGCCTCATTCTGGGAGGCAGTCGCGTCTGTTGGATGGATCGTTTTCGATGGCGAAACCGCCCAAATCCCCAAATGGGAAGAGCGTTTCGGCGGCGCAGCCAAGCGGCGAGCCCTGAAAAACAGGCGTCAGGACAAGTGGAGGCGCACCGGAGGCGCTGATGTAGACGCGCAGGAGGCGCAGGTGCGTCTACAGGCGCGTCTACCACAGGACATAACAGAACAGGACATAACAGAAGAAGATATACAGGCTGCGCCTGTTGCTACGAGCGATCCGCCGAAGCGGCGGAAACGCTCGCAGCACCCCGATGCCGTTTCGTGGTCTGCTGACGCAGGCTGGAAGGGGATCACGGACGCCGACCGCTCCGAGTGGTCTAAGGCGTTCCCCGGTGCCGTGCTCGACCAAGAGCTCGCCAAGGCGACGGCCTGGCTCAAAGCCCACCCCGAGCGGGCCGGTAAGCGTAAGTGGCGGGCGTTCATCGTCCGCTGGCTCTCGAAGTGCCAAGACAGCGGCGGCACGAACCGCGCGCCCCGCAACCGCCCCGAGGAGAAGCCGCCACCGAAGGTCTGGCGTGACCAGTACCAAGCCGCCCCCTACAGGCGACCCCGTGAGGTCGTCGCACTTGCCGAAGGTCTCAAACTCAAGGAAGAGAACACATGACCACCAAAGCCACCACCGCCCCCGAGCCGATTACCGACGCCGCGCGCCGTGTGTACGACGCGATCGTCGACTACATCGACTCCCACGGGTACGCCCCGACCGTCCGCGAGCTTTGCGGGCTGCTCGACATCGCCTCGCCTAACGGCGTGGAGTGTCACCTGAAGACGCTAGAGCGTCGCGGTTGGATCGTCCGCACCGAGCGTCAGGCTCGCACCATTCGCCCGATTGGGGGTGAGCGATGAGCGACCTTCCCGAGCTCCCCGCGCCGATGGTCGTGGCCGATATGTGCGCGATGCACGCCTGGCTAGACCACATCGACGACGACAGCCGGCTCTTGCATGAGCAGGCCGCAGACACGATCCGGCTGCTGATGCGGCGCTGCATCACGCTGGCACAGTCAATCGAACGCATGGAGGCGGCCCGATGACGATCCACGACATCACGGCCCTCTCGTTTTTCGGTATGGCCCAGGCGGTGACGTTCGCCGCAGGGGTCTTGGTTGGTTCACTTTCTCGAAAGGATGCGAGCAATGACGACAGCGACAAAGACCCGACGAAAGACCCAGAGTGGTGGCATACAGTTGGCAGCCAGCGACCTCGCTGCCGGGCTGCGAGCGGTTGCGGCCGCAGTGCCGACGCGAAGCCCGAAGCCGATTCTCGCCAACGTGCTGATCGCTGACGGCACGATCACGGCGACGGATCTCGAACTGAGGATCACCGCGCCGCTCGCTGGGGCGGATGGCCCGCCGCTTCTGCTGCCGTTCCAGCGGCTCTCGTCCATCGTGGGCAGCCTGGTCGGCTCTGACGAGGTTACGCTGACCGTCGACGGCTCGTGTTGCGTCGTGCAAGGCGGCAGCGGCACATGGCGGCTCCCGGTCGAGGACGCAAAAGAATATCCCCCAGGGGACTATGCGGCGTCGAGGTCGATCGCGCGCCTGCCCGCTGACCAGTTCGTTTCGCTCGTCTCCACCGTGAAGGGTGCGACTGACAACGAGAGCAGCCGCTTCGCTCTTGGGGCCGTGCTGATGGAGTTCTCACGCCCGAAGGACAAAGAGGAGCCATACGGGACGTTGACGTTCGTCGGCACTGACGGCCGGCGGCTCTGCGCTGCGTCGTGCGAGGTCGAGCAAGACTGCGACGATTCGCAGACGCTTGCCCCTCGGGCTGCGGTCGACACGCTCGTCAGGCTCGCCAAGGGGGCCGAGGCGGTGCAACTGGAGACAACGGGCCGCGAGCTCGTCGCCACGGTGGACGGGACGATTGTCCGCTCCAGGCTCATCGAAGGGCGATTCCCACGCTGGCGAGACGTGGAAGTCGATCACGGCGTCACGCCGTCGCTCGTCGTCGCTGGGGCTCTGTCTCACGCCTGCGAAATGGCGAGCATCTGCGCGAGCGAAAGCTCGAAGGGGACGGAATTCGTGTTCACGAAGGACGGGCTTTTCCTGTCGGCCCGATCGTCTGAATACGGCGAGTCGTCGGCGACGTGCGACCTGGTCGAAGTCGGCCACGCCTGCACGGTGAAGCTCGACCCGCGATTCGTCTTGTCGTGGCTTCGCTGCGGAAGCATCGACCCGGCCGAGACGATCACGATCGAGGCGAAGGATGGCGACTCTGCGGTCATCCTGCGAGCCGGTGAAGGCATTCGGACGGTCATCATGCCGCTCGCCAAGGACGCCTGATGGATCGACGCTACTACCACATCACCGAGGGCGAACTGAAAAGGCTCTGGGAGTCGCGGATGCTGGCGAAAGACATCGCGCGGCATTTCAACGTCTCTCGCGAGTTGATTTACGCCGCTCGGAAGTTTTTCGGATTGCCCGACCGCGATCCGGTTCGTGCAGATGAAGTGCCAGATCCCACGCCCGAAGAGATTCGAGCCCGCAAGCGGGAAGTGCGACGAAAGCACTTCGCCTCGAAGCGGTCCGAGGCTTGACGGCCAAACGATGATGGCGAGCGGAAAAAGACCCACCCCCACCCCTTGTGAGGTTCACGGATGAGAAGTTTTTTCCTGGCGGTTGCGATGATTTGCGGCGGCGTTGCCCTGGCTGACCAGTTCGTCGTCACCACGACGATCACGACAGCGCAGGAAGACGCCGAGACGATGGCTCGCACGGGCATCCTGCGTCACTGCGGACGCTCTGGCGGTCGCAGGGAGGGTATCGGTGTCGGACCGACCCCACAGGCGGCAGAGCGAAACTGCTGCTTCTACGGACGGTATCGCATCGTCGAGAAGGGCGTTGCGTGGTCGCCCGTAAAGCGAGCGTGGTTCGCGGTGATCCGCTACGAGTGATCACATTCGTCGTACAGGGCGAGCCCGTCCCGCAGCCGAGGCCGCGCGTCTCGACTCGGGGCGGGTTCGCTCGTGCGTATGTGCCAGCGACGCATCCAGTTCATGCGTACCGCCAGAAGATCGCCGCAGAGGCCACCAAGGCGGGCCTAGAGCCGCAAAGCGAGCCAGTCGAGGTAATCGTCGAAGCGGTCTTTGTGCGTCCCAAATCGCACATGACGAAGAAGGGTGTGAAGCCAACAGCGCCGAAGTTGCCACGACCAGACGTGGACAACATCGCGAAGGCGATCCTTGATTCGCTGCAAGACGTGATGGGCGACGACACGAACGTCAGGCGATTGACAATTGAGAAAAAATACGGCCACAGCCCACAGACCACGGTCACCATTGAAGGAGCAAGATTGCCGTGACATCGCCATTCGTGCGAACGCCTGAAGAGAAGCGAGCTGCCTGGAATCGGTCGCGAGAGCGACGCCGAATCCAGCGAAAGCGTGAGGAGTTCAAGCGGCTCAAGGCCGAATTGCTAATCGGTCGGACAAGCGGTTTCGTCTACTTCGTCACGGATGGAAGTGGCTTCGTGAAAATTGGCTGCACGTCCAACAGCATTCGATCTCGCGTCGCAGCCATGCAGACATCCAATCCAAGGAAACTGCATCTGATCGCGACGATTGAGACCGACAACATCGCTGAGACAGAAGCGTTGTTGCATGAAGAGTTCGACGAATATCGACACGAGATCGGAGAGTGGTTTGCGATCTCAATCGACCAGATCGTTGAGTCGCTTGCGAAGCATGGAGGGTCGCTGGTCTGACGCCAGGCGACTGCCGCAAAATGCAACTGATGCAAAACGCTACAGTGCCAAAATGGCACCCCGCCAGGGAGGGGGAAAGCAATAGGTACTTCCGGCGAAATCGACGGGAAGCCTCCACGGCGAGCCACCCAATTATCACACTTTGTTTCTTTGTTCCGCCCCATTCGGAGCCCCTGTAGATCATGAAAATCCGCGACAGAATCCGCGAACTTCGCCGCGTCTCTGCGTCTGAATTGCGGCCAAACCCGAAGAATTGGCGGACGCACCCGCAGGCCCAGGCGGACGCCCTCAAGGGGGTGCTGGCCGAGATCGGGATCGCAGACGCCGTTCTGGCCCGCGAGCTCGACGACGGCTCGCTGATGCTCCTCGACGGGCATCTCCGGGTCGAGACGATGGGCGACCAAATCCTCCCGGTCCTCGTCCTCGACGTGAACGAGGCCGAGGGCGACAAGGTGCTCGCGACCCTTGACCCGCTGGCTGCGATGGCGGAATCGGACGCGGCGAAACTGGACGCCATCCTCCGCGAAGTCGATACCGGCTCGCCTGAGTTGCAGCAGATGCTCTCGGACTTGGCCGAGGAGGCTGGGCTCTACCAGGACGAAGCGAAAGAGATCGTCGAGGACGAGATCCCCGAGCCGCCGGTCGATCCGATCACGAAGCCGGGCGACCTGTGGGTGCTAGGCGATCACCGGCTGCTGTGCGGCGACTCCACGAAGCCCGAGGATGTGGAGCGGCTGATGGCAGGGGCGAAGGCTGATCTGTGTTTCACGTCGCCGCCCTACGGTGCGGCCAACGTTGCCAAGCTGCGAGACCACTACGTTCCTGGGGCCGCGAAACGCGAGTCGTTCTACGACCAGCACGAAGACGATCCGGACTCGTGGCCGGATCTTATGGCTGGCTGGTTCGCTGCGTTTCGGCCCGTGAGCGAGTGCGTGATATGTAACGTCCAGATGCTGGCCGACAACAAGCGGGCTATGGTCCGCTGGCTCGCGGAAAGGTCGGACGATCTCGTTGACGTGATCGTGTGGGACAAGATAAACGCCGCTCCGCAGATGCAGGCGAACGTACTTTCGAACGCGTTCGAGTTTTGCTTCGTGTTCGGAGGCAACGCGTCGCGGGCGATTCCGTTTGCTGACTTTCACGGCACACTATCCAACGTGCTGCGGCTCGACCCACGAGGTAAGAACGACCAGGCCGACAAACATCGGGCGGTGTTTCCGCTAGAGCTACCGGCGTGGTTCATGCAGTCTCTTTGCCGTGAAGCCAAAACGGTCGCGGATCCATTCTGCGGAACCGGAACGACGCTGATCGCCGCCGAGCAACTCGGCCGCAAGTGCTACGGCATGGAGATCAGCCCGGCCTACTGTGACGTGATCGTGAAGCGGTGGGAAACGCTGACCGGCAAGCAGGCAGAACTGGAAAAGCCCGCCAAGAAGTCGAAGGCGAAATAACGCATGGCGGAGGACCGCCTCCAGAAAGCCGCCGCAGCCGAGAAAAAACTGCGGGAGCAGTTGAAGGACGTTCGTGCCATTCGCCGCCGGCTGGGCGGTGATCGCGACGCCTACGATTCCCACAAGGACCGGATGACCGAGCGGTCGGCTCGGATGTCGGAGGCGGGCCGTGACATCGGCGAGATCCCGCAGGTTGCCGATCAGCCTCGACGCGATGCGTGCCGCCTCAACTTCCGGCTTTTCTGTGAGACGTATGGCAAAGAGGCTTTCGTCCTAGCGTGGTCGCCAGACCACCTGTCCGCAATCGCCAAGATCGAGGCGGCCGTTCTCCGTGGCGAGTTGTTCGCCTTTGCCATGCCTCGCGGAAGTGGAAAGTCGACCATGTGCGAGTGGGCCTGCCTGTGGGCGATCCTCTACGGCCATTCGTCTTTTGTGATGCTGATCGGGGCGGACGCTGCCATCGCTCAATCCCAACTCGACAGCATCAAGGCTCAGGTGGAAACGAACGAGCTTCTGGCGGCTGATTTCCCCGAGGCGATCTATCCCATCCAGCGGCTTGACCGCATCGCCCAGCGGGCGCACGGGCAGACCTACAAGGGCAAGCCCACGTCGATTGAGTGGACTTCCGACACCGTGACGATGCCGTGGATTCCCGGCTCTGCCTGTGCCGGAGCGGCGATCCGGGTGGCTGGCATCACTGGGAGAATCCGAGGCATTAAGCACACGAGACCGGACGGAAAATCGGTGCGTCCCTCGCTGGTGCTAATCGACGATTGTCAGACCGATGAATCGGCCTCGTCGCCTGCCCAGGTGCATACTCGGGAAAAGATCCTCTCCGGTGCCATCCTCGGTCTCGCCGGGCCGGGTGCGAAGATCAGCGGTCTCGCAACGATCACGGTGATCCGCCCCGACGACCTAGCCGACCGCCTGCTTGACAGGGCGAAGCATCCGGCATGGCAGGGCGAGCGGACGAAGCTCGTCTACGAGTGGCCGACTGCCGAGGATCTCTGGAGCCAATACGCCGAGTTGCGGCGCGAGGGCCAGCGGAACGGCACTGGCACCGGGGCGGCCGACGACCACTACCGGCAGAATCAGGCGGCGATGGACGCCGGGGCTCGGGTGGCGTGGCCTGAGCGAAAGAACGACGACGAGATTACGGCTATCCAGCACGCTTGGAATCTGCGGATCGACCGTGGCGAGTCGGCGTTTCTGGCGGAATACCAGAATCAACCGATCGCGGACGACATCGCCAGCGACAAGCTCGACAAGCGCAGCCTCGCCTTGCGGGCCACGACCTTGGAGCGTGGGAAAATCCCACTCGACCACCAGACGCTCACGGCGTTTGTCGACGTGCAGGAGAAACTCCTCTTCTGGCTCGTCGCCTCGTGGAATCAGTCCTTCGGCGGTCACGTCGTGGCCTACGGCACCTTCCCTGACCAGGCGTCGTCGTTCTTTGAAGCCAAGCACGCGAAGCGGACGCTCTCCCAGGCGGCGAAGGGGGCTGGCTTCGAGGCATCGCTACACGCCGGTCTGGAGTCGGTCGCGCAAATGCTCATGGGCCGCGACTGGAAGCGTGAGGACGGGGCGGCGATGCGGATCTCGCAAATGCTCATCGACGCCAACTGGGGGCAGAGCACCGGGACGATCCGCACCTTCTGCCGGCGGTCGGCGTTTGCGGGGGCGATCCTGCCGAGCCACGGCAAAGGCATCGGCGCGTCGAGCCAGCCGATCGGTGAGAAGAAAAGCCGTGGCGACCGCATCGGGCTCAACTGGAAGGTCGGGCAGATTTCCGAGGGGCAGCGGTCATGCCTCTACGACACGAACTTCTACAAGACCTTCGTCGCGGCTCGCCTGCGGTTGCAGATGGGCGACCCCGAGGCGATCGCGTTCCACGCCGGCCAGCACGATCTCCTATTCGAGCACCTGACGAGCGAATACCCGGTGAGGACCGAGGCCCGTGGCCGGGTGGTCGATGAGTGGAAGATGGGCGGAAGGGATAACCACTGGCTCGACTGCCTGGTCGGCTCTGCGGTCGCGGCGTCGATTGCGGGCGTCCATCCGATTGCCACGGAGGCTGGCGGGCGGCAGCGTAAGAAGGTGACGCTTCCCAGCGGGCCGGGCGGGAAAAAGATCATTACGCTCAAAAAGCTCGGAACTTGACAGCGTTGCCATGCTGCGAGGATGCCAAGCATCATCCTCACGACCGTTGACGGCATGGAGCCCCAAGACGCTCTCGCCATCTGCTACCGGCTGACGAAGCCGGGGAGCGAATTCAATCTCGAAGTGCGGCGGATTCTCGACGGCAATGGCTCGTCTGACACGCCGATTGCCCTCTGGCACGAGGACGGGGCGTTGCTCGGGTGGGCGTGCTCGCACGTCTGGAATAACCACCAGACGCTTGAGCAGTTCACTGGCGAGCGGCACCGTGGGCGCGGCATAGCCACGGCGCTATCGGCGTTTCTCTTGGGTGCTGGCGTGATCGACGGCGCGGAGGAGCTCGCGGTCTTCTCGCCTGTGACGGCCGACATTGCCCGGCGGTTGGGCGTCGTGGAGGTCAGCCTCTACGAGCGTCGCGACGGCGAGTGGTCGCTGGTCTGAGGCTAGACCCCCTACGGTCTACCCCCTGTGTCGGTCTACCGTCGCTGTTATGAGCGACGAAGTATCCAACAAGCTCGCCGAAGCGGCAGTCGGCCCGAAGCGCGTCCGCACCGACGCGGGCGAGGTCGAGGCCCACGATCTCGATCAGATCATCGAGGCTGACAAGTACCTCGCCGCCAAGGCTGCGGCGTCATCGACCAACAAGCATCGCGGGCTCCGCTTCAATCGCATCATCCCTCCGGGGACCATCTGAGTGGCGTTTCTCGACCTGTTCCGAGGCAAGCAGACGCCCCGCCCGGCGGTGGTCCCGGTGGTCCGTGCGCGTTACGACGCTGCCGAGAAGGGCGACGACTACAAGCACTGGGCCAACAGCGACGCTTTCTCGGCTGACGCTGCCCTGTCGCCGACCGTGCGGCGCACTTTGCGCAACCGGGCAAGGTACGAACGCGCAAACAACTCCTACCTCGCTGGCATCTCTTTGACGCTGGCGAACGATCTCATCGGCACCGGACCCCGGCTGCAACTCGACACGGGCGACGCGGAAGCGGATCGGCTCGTCGAGCGGCTTTTCTTCGACTGGGGCTGGACGATCGACCTGCCCGCCAAGTTGCGGACCATGCGGGAAGCCCTGGTCGTCGACGGCGAAGCGTTCGCGCTCATGGTCACGAATCCCCGGCTCGACGGCGTAACGCTCGACGTGCGGCTCGTCGAGGCCGAGATGGTGGCGACGCCGACAGAGCTCATGGCATCGACGATCACGCCCGAGGGTAACACGGTCGACGGCGTCGAGTTCGACCAGATCGGCAACGTCGTCGCCTATCAAGTCTTGAACTTCCACCCCGGCTCGAACTTCCGCGTCAA